GATAATCTTGAAAATATTAGCGATTCAATTTTACAAGTGATTGAAGATATTAAACTCAAAAATAAAAAGCGTTACGAGTTTGAGATTATCGGCGGTTGGAAATTGAATTTAGAGGGAACATTATTTGAGCGCGATAAGTTGAAACGATTCTCTATGAGTGGCCTCAAAATAGATTTAGCGGAAGCTAGATATGGCTATATTGATATTGCAGATGAGGGAGCGGATGCTTTTGCTTTTCCGATTGGTTATATTTATAGGGGCCGCGTGTTTATAGTTGATTTCTATTTCAGTTATTCAAACCTTACTATAACTCAACCAGCGGCAATAGCAAGGATAAAAAAGCATAATTTAGATGCCGTGAGAGTTGAATCTAACAATCAGGGCAGCGTAGTTATTAAAAATATGAGAGAAGAGGTTTCTCCCGAAAAGATATGGAGCGCAACAAGCACAACAAATAAACATACCCGAATATTGAATAGTGAATTGTTTGTAATGGATTATGTTTATTTTCTGCTTGATAGTGAAATAGAATCTGGCTCCGATTATGATTTGGCATTACAGCAGATTTGCAATTATAATAAAGATATAAAAGAAAATGATGGAAAAGACGATGCCCCTGATGCACTTAGTGGTTTAACAAAAATGGTTTCATCAACACTTTCTCACTTATTCCCATGAGTTGCCGCACCTGCTTTAACGGTCAGGCTAAGTATATCCAGTGCGATGTATGCAGGCTGGTTGACAAGGATTATAACCAAAAGAAGTGCAAATATTGTAAGCTATGCGATGCATGGATATGCGAAAAGGATATGAAGGTAGGGCTAAGTGTAGTCGGTATTAAAGCGGCCGCGCGGCGTGTGTTAGCATTCGGGTTAGATAAGTTCAAATAAAATGGTATAATTTCGTACAAAATGATTATTCCCTCCTTTGGTGGTTGGTTCGGGCGCATTTGGAATTGGCGCAAGGTAGCCCCGTCTAACATTTACGGTAATTACTACCTCAATAGCACTACCCCGATATGGATAGATTATACCGATTTAGCGAAGCCATACGAGGACTGCCCTCACCTCAATATCGTTATTAATCGCGGCGCAGAAATGTTTGGTAATGGGATATGGAAATGCGTTTCAGCAACCGATGAAAATCAAGAGTTCCCAACCGACCCATCATTAGCCCTGCTTAATCAGCCCAACGTTTTACAGAATAGCAAAAGCTGGCTAGAGCAATATTACATTTACAGGGCTATATGGGCTAACACATTCACTTATAAATTAAGCGGCGCATCTTATTTCAATGCACAGCCTAAAGCGTTGTGGCACCTACCTAGCGCGTTTATGGAGCTGGCTCCAACGGGCAACCTGTTCGACCAAACCGAAATGAGTGGGATTATAAAAGAGTACCGCATTCGTTGGGTTGGCTCAATGGGAACCAGCAATACTTATCAGCGAACCTATGAACCTAAGGATATAATTTACAAGGCTTACAATCGCATGCCAATAAAAGGCAGAAGCAAGATTGAGGGGTTGATTAAGCCCATTAGTAATATCGTGGTTGCCCTGCAAAGCCGCAATATCATAATGAACGAGCTAGGCGCAAAAGGTATTCTAAGCAGTTCTACCAAAGATAGCGAGGGTGGTATTCCGCTGGGGGAACAGGAACGCAAGCGCATAGAGGATAGTTTCCAGAAGCAGCGTAATCCATTTTCCGACCGCTCACATTTGATTATAACTAACGCCGCGCTCAATTATCAGCCTATTGGCTACCCTACAAAGGATTTGCTTTTCTTCGAGGAAATAGAGGAAGATTTTTCGGCGATTATAGCAGCCTATAACCATGACCGCGACATTTACCCGTCCGTTAAAGGTGCAACTTATGAGAACAAAGCGCAAGGCGAAAAGGCTACTTATCAGAATGGAATTATACCGGTTGCTAATGACCTTGCCGAAACCATGACAAAAGAACTTGGAACCGATACGCGCGGTCGCAAAAATATCCTCACCTATGACCATTTGCCCATAATGAAGGAGGATGCAACCGAGGAGGGAAGGGGTAAGCTATTCTTTGCACAGGCATACCAGATATTACAAAATCAGGGCATCATAAGCGCGGAGCAATATGCTAATTTAATGGAGGTTGATTTAGACGGTGGCGGCAAACCGTTAGCCCCGCCAGCCGCACCCGTTGTAAGCTCACTTAATCCAGCAAATCAAAACTAATGGCACAAACCTATTCAATAGAAGTTGATGGAGTTAAGAAATCGGGGCTAACATATACCGAATATATTAAACTCAAGGCGAAGTTAAAAGCAGCGCAAAAGCGTGAAATACTTTCCTACCAGCAACGACTACAAAACTCACTGATTAAAAAATGAAAGAGATTCTTAAGGCTAAAACAGACCCGTTTAAAACGAAGGATAACGGTATTGTCAATTTCTCCGTTAAAGATGTTGATACCGCTAATTGGACTGTTTGCATGGTGCTTAATACCTACAACTTTCTGGATAATGATACCGATATATTTCTCATGGGATGCGCTAAAAGAAGCATCGACCAGCGCGGCCCTTTATCCAATGCGGCTGGTAAAATAAAACATGCGCTATTCCATGACTTAACACTATTGCCGGGGAAAATAATAACATTGGACGAGCGGGAGATTGACGGTAAAAAGTGTTTGTATGCTGAAAGTAAATTATCTGATACCCAAGAGGGAAATGATACGCTTACTAATTATTTAGACGAAATATACGACCAGCATTCAATAGGATTCCAGTACGTAAAAGCCGAATGGGTGGAGCGAGATAATCAACATGGCAATAGCCAAAAGTGGGATAAGCTGTTACAGGAATGTGTGAATCCTACCGACCTTGAAAAGACTGGCCGCGCCTACGTGGTATCCGAAATAAAGCTATTTGAGGGTAGTACCGTTGCGTTCGGAGCAAACTCCATGACCCCCGCAATGGGCATAAAGTCCGCCAATAAAGATGCCGCGCTGATAAGCTATTACTCCAAAATGGATAAGCTGGCAAAGGCACTCAAGAACGGTAAGCAATCAGACGAAATGATGGAAATATTTGAACTTCAGATATTACAGCTCAAGCAATGGATAGGAGAAATATTTGAGCGATTTGAAATCAAGGAGCAAAAAGAGGATGTTAATAACCCCGTTTTGCCCATTAAATCCAAATATGCTAGATTAGCAGAATTATTATAGCTGTTTCTCTGCCTAAAGCGCACTCATTTATGACCCGCGCGTGAAGTAACAAGTAGCTAAGAACAACAATTTTCTTAACTAAACTTTTTACTTCAAATGAAACTAAAATCAATTTCAAGGGCAATACTGATTGCCTCAATGTTTTTCCTCGCTATTGCCCCGTTCAGCGTTCCGCTGGCCGCAATATTCGGAGGACTCGCTTATTTAAGCGCACGTTATACTAAAATGCCTGCGGGTTCACTTGCAATCGGTGCAGCCGGAGAGCCTAACGCCGACGATGTCGCATTACTCGCAAAAATCAAAGAACAAACCGCCCTACAAATCAAGGAATCGGCTTCCAAAGACCCCACTATTACGGAGTTTAAAGCGTTGTACGACGAACTGAAAAACGCCAAAACAAAAGAGGAAATCAACGGGTTAAAAGCCGCTATTTACAAACTCGTTTTGGACACTAAGGCTGAAAACGAAAAGAAATTACAGCAGTTGAGCGCGTATGATACGCTCGGCACATCAGCCGCCAAAGCCTATAGAACACTAATGACCCCAGAAAAGGTTGAGGCCTTTATTAACAAAAAGGAAAGAGGCTGGCAGGATATAGATTTTAAGGCAGGCACAATCGTAGAGGCGAATATTACCCCTGTTGGTACAGGCCCCGCGTTCTCTCTTACAGAGTTCTTGCCTGTTCCTGTTCGCATCCAAAGGCGTAACCCGTTCGTTATCCAGTTGCTTAATGTAATGCGTACGGTTAAGAAAACAATCGTATGGATTGAGCAGAACACACCCAGCGGAACGGTTACCGGAACAGCGGAAGCCAATACAAAGAACCAGATTGATTTTGCATTCACGGAGCGTAAAATTGATGTTCAGAAATACACGGGCTTTATCAAAGTGTCGCGTGAAATGTTGGACGATTTTCCTGTGATTGATGCGCTGATAAGAACAGAGCTTGTAACAAGGATAATGCTTGCCATTGATACCGATGCTTTAGTTGGCACAGGCGCAAGCAATACTATCACAGGTATTAAGTCCTCTATCTCCGGCAATTCATCTTCCAACTGGACAGGTGGAACAACGTTTGCCGCCAGCGTTCCCTATGCAAATTACTTCGACGTTCTTAAGATTGGTATTAATCAGGTTGCTACTAACGTGGATGGTGACACCAATTACAGCGCAGGGTTTGAGGCTAATATTATCCTTATGAATCCGACAGATGTAACATCTATGCTTATTGCAAAGGATACACAAGGACGTTACTTACGCGACCTGCTTACCTATCCTTCCTCAAATGTTATTGAGTTGGATGGCGTTCGTATCGTAGCCAGTACCGGCGTCGCTCAGGGGTATTTCTATATCATGGATGCCTCTAAAGTAATGTTCGCTATGCGCGAAGATGCTAACATAAGCGTTGGTTATGACGGAAACGATTTCACCCAAAACTTGCTTACTATCCTTTGTGAAACGAGGGCAGCCCTGTGGATTCCTACAAATTACCTCGGTGCGGTAGTTTATGGGTATTTCCCGACAGCGGTTGCCTCACTTCGGAACGCAGTTTCCTAGTGATATGATTTACGAGGATAGTAGCGCAATGCTGCTACAATCGTTAGACCCGATGGCTTACCAAAGTTAAATGAAGCCCCTGCTGAAAAGCGGGGGCTTTTTTATTTTGCAGATAAATTTGGTATTTCCGTAAACGTTTATTAATATTGCAAGTGGCGATGTGGCGGAAATGGCAAACGCGGAGTGTTAAAGCCTCTGCATAAGGAAAGAAAGTCAATGGCATTAATAGAACGCAATTCAACTTCCGAAGCTACCAGCTATCAGGTTGGACAGTATGGGAGGTATCAAATCGCAAGTTTGATATTTAATGCAAATAC